TGCACATTTCCATTTATGTCCGATAGGACCTCCAGCGTCAAAAGGTGACGCTATCGACTGAGGGGCTTATGACCCCTTGCCGAAAGTGTAGACCTTGATGCGCTTATACCCATTAACGCCCGGGAGGGTGTCAACGAGACTAACCCGGCCACTTTGAAATACGTAATTCGCATCAGATCTCTCAGGGCGAAACGCCCCGTGAGATCGACGGCGGAGGAAGAGGCTTTTGGCCCCCTCCTCTAGTGGGAGCTCAGATGAGTCCCCCTTTGCGTAAATCGAGTAGCTAGGAAAAACGTAATCGGCACCGAGCCTATAGAAGGCTCTGCGCTCCTTAAACGTATAAGTCTCGAAGGTATAGCCACCCCAACCGCGTTCCCTATTAGATGGTACTGGAGTATAGTCACCCAAAAGGTGGCCATCACCAAACCCATCTGGGCCGTATATTGCTAGACTTTCATCTATCAATGTACGGATATATGCGGCGGGTTCCGGCTGCTCAGTGCGCACATAAAAATTGTGCAGCACGAAGCATGATTGACCGGATAAAGCGTCCTTAATATAGCAAGGACGGACATCGGTTCCCAGCAAGTAGTCCTTTCCGCAACTTTCACGGAAAGGTCCAGAGGAGAAACTCTTCGAAGCGTTGACTAAAAATCCACACGAAGTGAGGACTTTTGTCAGCAAAGGCACAGCATAAACAGGGACAATGATATCGTCCCCGTAAACACTGACCTTCTCGTAATCCTCGGATTCACAGCAGGCTTCCGCCAAGCTGAAGAAAATGAGGGTCTCGAGCGGGAACGTGAAACCGTTACCCATCGAAGAGAACTTCTGTTGCCTAATATCGCCATCTGGAGATGAGACGACACCCGTACGAAACGCACGGAGGAAGTCCCACCACTCGAAAGGGAGTAAACTCTCAACGAGACCAGAAGCGATAGTATCAGAGGCACTACTCAGGTCCAGGGTTGCTAAGGCCCCGGTAATCGACCCTTCGCGAGCCAGACGTTGATTACGCGTCTGATCACGAATATCGACACCTGCACTACGAAGTCTGACGGCCATATAGTCGCCGATCACTAGCTGGACCATAAAGTTCAGCATAGGTTCGACGGCAATGGTTCGATCAGTCTTCGCAGTCTTAGGGACGAAGTCGACTCTGCCACGTTCCACAGTGACAGGGACGGTTACGGAATCCTTTGTTAGGCTAACGCCCGACCAAAGGGGTAACTCCGCTAACAGTTCCGGAAGGTACCGTATAGCGTCTTCACTACAGGAGAACTTCTGCGCAAGCTTACGCCTAGCAGAAGCATCTTTCTTTTTGACCTGGGTAGTCGCTCCCGGGCCGAAGCGTAGCTTTAAGTCCTCGAGGCTAGGCAGATCACCAAGGATAGCACTTATTTTCCGCTGAGCCCGAAATAATACGGACTCGACGTCGAGAGGGAAACAAAACCCACCTCGAAAGTACTTCCTGAAGATCTGATTTGTCTCAAGGCAAAGTGCTTCGGCCTCTACGGCCTTGCTCCATGCTACTGCGCGAGTATCGATCCCCAGAACAATGTCACGGCGCTTCTGAAAGAAGGCCAAGACCTGTCG